GAGCCTTTCTTTTTCCGCAGCTTCTTCAGCTGCGAGTTTTTGAGCCTTAACGTTAAGGCTGTGTGTGCGGCGACGTTGCGCCTTAAGGAAGTCATCAACTTCCAGCATGGAATCTTCAGCTCCAAGTTTAGACAGATCGGGAGAATCGAAATCAGCATTCTCATCGTAGATCCCATCGTAGTGTCGAGCATCGACATGTTTCTCAAAGAGATAACGAATTGACATTGATTGATCGGGCACGGTCATCGACGGCCCTGTGGGATGCTCCATGTGTTTGTCCAGGAGAACCCATTCGTGTTGATTTTTAATCGGCATACATAGGTACGTTATAGGATTGAAGGTGGGCTTTCACTAAAGCACGACGAAAGCCTTTGTCGTGTTGCACGCGAGCGCACTTTGCGCGGACGTGACAGCATATAAAGATGAACTTCCACATATTACAACATAGGCGTACCGAAATACGGTAAAGGACGAATAGCCGATACATCGTGATTCATAGTACAATAGAGTTGTTCGGGAGCATCCTCAACGGCAAAGATACGGGTCGTTGGATCAGACTCAACGAACGCACTGTTAAGAGAGGGAGGGGCGGCAAGGATACGCCCCATATGCCAGAAGGCGAGAGACTCACGGAAACCACCGTGGACAGTAGTAGGAGCATATTTGTATTCCGCATAACGGGATTGATACCCGAAAGTAGAAGTGTTGTACGCGCCAGCCGCGGAATAATCAAAGTAGATCTCAGAGTTTTTAACTTCCTGCTCACCAATGTTCGCGAATGTAGGCCAAGCATAGTCAAACTTATCGAAGCGGGTGAAGTGTTTAGGAATACCCTGCTGGTAGGCAGTACGTGGTATAACCGATACGACACCGATAACATAACCATGTTCCTCAAACGAACGTTTGAAGCCATTTTTGCCACCGACAGAGATACCGTGACCGGCCATATTAGCCTGGGGATTGCCTTCACCATCAGCAGCCTGGAAGGTAGACACAACCTCACCAATAGCAACCGGAGTTTTACCACCACCAAGAAATTCAGGCCTTTGGAGACGAGCATCAGACGATTTTACGCCGAACATAACAAGCATCTGTTCAATATACCTGTAGCCACCACGTGCCATTTTTTCCAGCCATTCCTGGAGACGAACAGCACGACGAAGGTCGTTAATAGTAGTTTCGGCATTTTCAAGAGTCACCTGGTCGATGTTTTCTATACGAGCATCGGAACCGATATCACCGACAGTGTCCTTAGTTTTAAGACGACCAAGGTTAGCGGGAGTAGAAGTACCAAGCATCTTATTCGCATTAAGCGGATTACCTGTAGCGTCCAGGACAGACGAGAAAGGTTTATAAGTAACGTCACCAACACCTTCGATAGGCATAGTAACAGCAGGACCGCGTTGTGCGAAGGGTAGAGCTGAAGTAAAGTAGTCTTTTTCCCAACAACGTTTACGAAGCGACATTAAATTAACGTAGTCGCCACTGGCATTACCACTACCAAGTCCAAAGGGAACCTCCGCAGAAAGATTTTGATCGCGGAAATATTCATTATTGATAAGCTGGTAAGCACGGAAGGGCAACGCGCTAACGCGCAGCTGAGCAGTAAGTGTAGCATCCGTATAGATAGAACGGAGACCCATATAATCCCATAGGGTACCGTTGGTTACATAACCAGAATCCACCATACCTTGAGAGATCTGGATATAAGGAGCAACCGGAGCTGCAGTACCGTCTTTACCACCGGTAATAAAGTCCTCGAACTCATTCCAGACGAGACGATTAGGTACGAAGAAGTAATGGGTATAAACATTAACCTCATGCATAATGGGTGCGAGCATAGGAGCGAAGCGCACAAACGATTCCGTATTTACACGGAACGAATCACCTGGTAAAATCTCTTGTACCATCATGGGATAGATGAAACCCATCTTCATAGCCATTTTACGCTGATGTGAGAGATTGAACTTGTTGCGTTTAGGTGTGCCGTATCGAACGGCGTCAAAAATTTTTGCCATAGGTCAGAACTTGTTTTGTGAATTTATTTTAGAAGTAATAGCGTCATGGTTATAACGCTCGCGTTCATCATAATAAGCCGCAGGATCATCTGCGAGCGCGGACAATCGCATAATCTCATCGTAGTATAATTCATCACTAAGAGCAATAGACTGAGCAGCCATAGACTCACGAAGAGGCTTACTAAAGAGCTTATCTTTATAAGCCCTAGGGAGACGACCAATAATACCACTCTCATTTTTTGTGAAGTTAAACTTACCACGTTGATGCCATTCGATCATTTGAGGTGTAAGGTAGGAACTACCGAGACCGGGACGCCGCGACATAAGCGCGAACTACGGAGGCTCCAGGTCAGCGTCAACGAACTCAGTACGATTTATAACGTACTTTGTAACGTAGTGGATACTGGCAATATTAACAGTACCAACATAGGTCAAACCATTCTGCCAGATATCTGGAAGCTTAGAGAGCACGTCGCTTTGCATATTAAACATGATGCTGTGATAATGGGGTCGATGTGTTTGGGTCCCGTATTCGCCGACTGAATAGTAACGGAGACCTTTCGACTGTGGATATCGACTGGACTGCATTTTGCGCAGTCGTTTTGTAAACAGGACAACATCTTCCTTACGTAGCTGTGGTATACCGCTGTCGCTACGGGGGAGTTTGTCTTCATCATATGTAAGAGTTAGAAAGTGAGCAGAATCAGATACCTTTTGCTCCTGAAGTAGACGGAAAGTCCAATCAGCACGTTTAGATTGCAAGCAGTAATTACACTTGCCACAAGGGACAATATCGCGACGACCTTTGTCACGAATCATAAGTGGAGAGATACAACGCATAGGTTACAGTCTTATACCACCACGCGAGATATCGTAGCCTTTGATACGACGACCTTTACGTCTACCGCGCGAACTACGACGACCGTAACTTTTTTTTCCTCTTTTTCTCATAACTAAGTTTTTAGTTGTTAAACATTATTACAGGGTACCATTGAGTACCCAAGAAGCTAGCATATACAGCATAGCATTCGCAGATATTACTGCGGATATAAAGGTCCAATTTATAGACCTCATCATTACTAAGGGGAACGACACATATCATAAGCGTTATTTACCAAGGTTTTGGAGCCATTCCATAGCCTGGCCACCATAGCCAGAACCATTAAGCATACGAGTAAAGATGCGGAGAAGCGGGTTGTCAGCAGTAGTAACACCAAGTTTCATCCAGTCATTACGATACTTCATGAAGAGAATCTCAGCCTGGTTTTTCTCCATCTGAATATCGGAGAGAGTAAGACCCTTTTCCATCGCCTGAGAGCGTAGCAGATTCATCTGCTGTGTTTGTTTGAGAAGCGCAAGACGTTCCCATTCCTGTTTGAGCTTGATACCAGAAGACTCAGAAGCCTTTTCGGCAACAGAGAGTTGATAAGGACGTAGCATGTCCTTTGTATCCAGGTCGAATTCTTTAGTACGGCCCTGGACATCGAGCAGCACATTACGCAACGCCTCGTTTACAGTGCGAGAGCGTATATTCTCAGTTTGTGCTTTGACATTGTCGATGTTAGCAGAGCGGAGTTCAAACTCCTGGTACATAGGGATAGCCTGCATTATCTGTTGAGCGGGATTGAACGCAAACGATTGCGTAGGAGCCGTATACCTGGGAGCACTAACGGCATTTCCAGCATTACCCTGGCCATAGATCAGGTTGGGATTGAGACCAGCAGCGCCAAAGCGCTCCATCTGGGATTTGGGGGAGTTATACTCGTTTTGGAGAGCCCACATTTCCTTGTTGCGTTCGAATTCCTCCTGGGCAAGCTGGCGATTAGCAGCATTCTGTTTGTCCTGGTTACGAGATCCCTGGTAGACACCATAAGCCATGGCCAGAGCACCGAGGATTGATCCTAGCTCACCGGAGCCACCTCCAGAGCCATCTGAAGTAGGGGGGCCGGCATTTGTCATTTCTGTGGTCATTGTTCTACAATTTATAGATTTTAGACATTCGTCAAAAATAGACACCTAACTCGCTGAGTTTTAGGACGGTGTCAGTTAGCACTAATATATCAAGTAAGAGTTAGTGCTAAAGCCCCTGAGCGATTGACAACTCAGGGGCATAAGCTCCAGCAGAGACTGCTGTCGCGGATACAGGAGGCTCACGCGCCGTTGGCCCTGCGCGGATCCCCTTCAGCTGGCGGCGCTCCTTCGTCGCTTGCGGCGCCTCGGGGAGCCGCTTAGGACCCGGCACCCTCGCCACCTGTATCAGACTTGGCACGCTTTTTGTTAGCGAGCCTTTCAGCAGCGGCATCGAACTTTTCAGCTTCGAGCCTTTCTTTTTCCGCAGCTTCTTCAGCTGCGAGTTTTTGAGCCTTAACGTTAAGGCTGTGTGTGCGGCGACGTTGCGCCTTAAGGAAGTCATCAACTTCCAGCATGGAATCTTCAGCT